ACGTGAATTGGTATGCAGCTAAGGCGTTGCTTCAGAATCTCATTATGAATTCTCGATGTGTTTGTGGTTATGCTCGCACGGCATTCCGAGTAAGGGAATGTTCTGAACACAAAAGTCGGAATATCCGAAAGTATGACGCGGCGTAAAGCGTTCGCCAAGCTGACGTTGATGCGGTCGATGGTGAATTTGAGTTGGCAATTTTCATCGGTTTTTGACACGATGCGGGGGATATATTTGGACGCAGCTGATTCGGAATGAAATGGAGCTGATGATTCGGATGATGAAGACATTATTCAATAGTAAAGAATAAACGATACCTTTTATATATGTTAATATTAACTTTTACTATCAATTTTTTCTTTAAATAAATTTATATTTAAAGCGCCGATTTTAACATAAATTGATTTACAATATTTGTCTATCAATTATAACATTTATTATATACATGTGTATTCACGAAAATTGTAAAAAACAATCAATCTATAACAATGACGGCGAGACGAAGGCGTTATATTGTTCCGAACACAAGAAGGACGGGATGGTGAATCTGAAAAACAAGAGGTGTATTCACGAAAATTGTAAAAAACATCCAATCTTTAACAACGAAGGCGAAACAAAAGTGTTGTATTGCTCCGAACACAAGAAGGACTGGATGGTGGATGTGAAAAACAAGAGGTGTATTCACGAAAATTGTAAAAAACAATCAATCTATAACAAGGACGGCGAGACGAAGGCGTTATATTGCTCCGAACACAAGAAGGACTGGATGGTGGATGTGAAAAACAAGAGGTGTATTTACGAAAATTGTAAAAAACATCCAATCTATAACAAGGACGGCGAGACGAAGGCGTTATATTGCTCTGAACACAAGAAGGACTGGATGGTGAATGTGAAACACAAGAGATGCATTCACGAAATGTGTAAAAAACATCCAATCTATAACAATGAAGGTGAAACAAAAGCGTTGTATTGTTCCGAACACAAGAAGGACTGGATGGTGGATGTGATAAATAAGAGGTGTATTCACGAAAATTGTAAAAAACATTCAAACTATAACAACGAAGGCGAAAAAAAACCATTATATTGTTCCGAGCACAAGAAGGACGGGATGGTGAATGTCATTAGCAAGAGGTGTATTCACGAAAATTGTAAAAAACAATCAATCTATAACAACGAAGGCGAAAAAAAACCATTATATTGTTCCGCACATAAACTACAAGGAATGGTGGATGTGATTAGCAAGAGGTGTAAAACCTACCTGTGTTCAACTATCGTTCAAAAAAAATACGACGGATATTGCCGATTTTGTTATATGAACCTCTTCCCCGACAAACCAGTATCACGTAATTACAAAACCAAAGAATATGCTGTTGTAGAATACGTGAAAACAAAATTTCCCGAGATGAGTTGGGTAGCAGACAAAATAATTCAGAACGCTTGTTCCAAGCGCCGACCAGACTTGTTACTGGATTTAGGGTATCAAGTTATTATTGTAGAAGTAGATGAAAACCAGCACACAGATTATGATTGTAGTTGTGAAAATAAACGCATAATGGAATTGTCGCAAGATGTAGGACACCGACCTATCGTATTTATCAGATTCAATCCGGACGATTATGAAAAAGATGGAACAAACATAAGTTCGTGTTGGGGGTGTGACAAAAACGGACTATGTATTGTTAAAAAATCAAAAAAGAATGAATGGACCGACCGGTTACATGTATTAGAAGAGACTATCCGTTATTGGATAAATCCAGAAAATACCACGTCGAAAACGATTGAAACAATCCAGTTATTTTATGATGTATAAATCTTAATTTGTCTATACGTGTAAAAACCCACATAAAGTTTTATCTATGATTTAGTAATAAAAGACACTATGTCGTGTATTATCTATTATAGTAATCATTGTGATAAATCCAAAGCCGTATTGTCTGCTTTATCTAAATCACGGGTCCAAGACGACATTCATTTCCTTTGTATTGATAAACGTGTGCGTGCGGCAAATGGAAGCGGAGCTTGGCATATTCTCACGGAGACAGGCGAGAGAGTCCTCCTCCCGCCTCAAGTCAATCGCGTCCCCGCATTGTTGCTCCTGAATAAAGGGCACATGGTGCTATACGGTGAGCAGATCTTACAGCATTTTCAGCCCAAGAATGTCGCGCTGAATAATGAAGCAACCGGATTTAATGGTGAGCCAAACGCGTTTTCACTGGGACGTGAAAGTATGGGTGGATTCGGTGTTGCGTCAGATAATTTTAGTTTCTTAGACCAGAGTGCGGATGAACTGTCGGCGAAGGGGAATGGCGGCATGCGGCAGTTGTATAATTATGCCACGATTGATACCGTTGATAAAATAGAGACGCCACCAGACAATTATTCGCCAGATAAGGTAGGGAGTGTTTCGTTGGAGCAGTTACAGCAGAAGAGGCAAATGGATATCCAAAATCAACAAACGCAACAGAATACGATTGTGGGGGGTCAGCCCCCCTACGACGGTAGTGCGATGGGCGGTGCTAGAGGTGGCGGGAGTGGTGGTATGAACGGGGGAGGTTATGGCGGTGGCGGTGGCGGTGCCATGCCCAGCGGCTCACAGCGTGGTCAATCCATGCCTCAACCTCAACAATACGCCCCCGTCGGAACACCTCCTCAATTCGCCGCACAGGCAGTTTATCGCGCTCCGCCTCAACAACCTGAATATTCGCGGTTGGGGGGCGGGGGCGGCGGCGGAGGGTTACGTGGTTCAATGGATACCCGACCCCAACCTCGCGGCGGAGGTAGCTGGATTTGATAACATATCTGCCAATGATGGCGATACGACGTAAAGGGTTTAAGCTTAAATCGAGTTGTATAATCAATTATGAAATATCTATAATGGATTATGCGTTTGATGTTTATCTCGAACCATCTATTGACAACCAAGACGCTGCGGGCATGGGCAGGTCTTTCATCTACGACGACCGTCGTTTTTTTTCTAAGACATACGTATTTCTGAAATCATTTGGTCTAATATTTTATGTCACAACTTTAACACAATGTGCCAATCCACTCATTTACATCATAATGAACGGATTCATGTGTTTATCCACCGCGAATAGTGCGAGATACGAGTATCGGCATTATCAGCGTTATGGTTCAGTATTTACGTCTATCCGTGAATATCTTGAATGGAAAGCGGGACTCTGGCCCAAAACGCGTTTTTTATTTTCAACGACCGAATTCGCACTAAAAATCTGGTATTTCATATACGAATTTCCGCCGTGGTTTGATTTTTCATCTCCATGTGAGGTTGGGAAAAGTGTGTTTATGATTCATATATTATTACTGTTAAGTATGTATATTATTTCATGTATATTTGTATCTTGGATTTGTTGCTGTGCGTGTTATCCGAATACAGTTCCTACAAATTCGGCAGTAAGTTCCGACACTATCGTTTCGATACGTATACTTTCATATGATGTTCCAATTCAATATCACGTTGCAGACCCTCCGCCAGATAAAGAATGCTGTATTTGTTTAGATACCAACGAATTATCATCATCGCCCCTGCCATGGGCGGAATTACCATGCAAACATATGTTTCACCACGAGTGCGTTTCACGATGGCTAATTACACATGATACGTGCCCGGTTTGTCGACTTAATGTTCGTGGAGCGATTTAGTATTTGATACTTTATTTGAACAATACATTGCGTGTATAACCAGTTGTAATAAATTAAAAGGTAGGTAATAGTGGCTAAAAATAAAACAAAACGACGACGACATACACGTAACACATGAAGACGTTGGTCTTGGTCGAAGAACTCGCAGTCACAGGAAATAAACAAAAATATTATTTTTATAAATTTGTATTATAAATGGATACTCTTTTGGATACTCTTTTGGAAATATACTATAAATATGACGAAATCATCCGATTCTCCGCCTACGCATTCACCGGTTGGTTCTTATCGTGGGTGCTTTTTTTTATTATGCTTCCTTTAATGATGCGAATCTACGGCAAAATCCATGGTGCTTCATTGAACTATGCGTTTAGTTGGTTCTCGATGATTGCGATTATATTAGGGTTAGAGTTCAGTTTGGGGTGAGAACGGCGTGAATGCGTGAATGCGTGAATTATATTTATAATATTTATAATATTTATAATATTTATATCGAATGAACAAACGACGAAATAAGAGTATTACAAAGACGCAACACCGCGTTCAAAAAACGAAAAGAAGTCGGCGTCTCAATAAAAATAGAAGTGTAAAAGGTATTCGCGGTAATAATAAAACAAAAGTTGTTGGAAAACGGCGAAATATTGTTCAGAGAGGCGGGAGAATAGATGATTTAGTTAGCAGAATTTATGGGTTAGATGAAATACCATCTGGAGATGTAAAGGATGTTCAAATTGAATCCATACTCCGTGATATTAAACCATCAGATTTATTACAAGTAGCACGTGATCTTAAACAATCGCCTAGTGACATGACGGCGACCGGTCCGACTCTATTATATGCTGCTTGTCGATTACAAAATCCTAGTTATGAATTGGTTAGAAGTATACTCTTTGAAAAGATGAAAATCCATGAGACAGTAAATTCACTACAAGGGTTTTTTACAGGAAAACCTATGAGCTACATGTATAGTATCATTCCTAACGGTTCAGCAAATGGATCATACCCTCAGCACGCAGCAGTTCAAGCCATAAAACAAATTTTAGATGGCTTATCCAAAAACGTAAATGGCTTACCCAAAGAACAAATTAATTATACTAATAAGATGCGTATTGAAACCATATTATCAATATTACAGATGTTAAAAATATATGATGATGAACTAGCTAAACATATTAAACAAGGAAAAAATGTAATAACGCCAGACGAAATCAAGGAAGATAAACATACCCCCCTCATGAATAAGACGAATAGGTTCGGACTTACAGCATATGAAGAATTTTCTAATAGGTTTGATGACAAACCTTCGATTCGAAATATTCTCAAGAGTTATGGTCATCAGGAAGGCCACAAAATACACACTTTCGACATCGACGTTTTTAATAATGTTTTAGCCCCAACCGGCCTAGTTTCTGTTGCCGCCGGCAGCGCCGGTGCTGCTAGCCCATTGCCAGCGGGCTGGGTTGAGAAATTGGACCCAGCCAGCAACCGGCCGTACTACATGAACACGGCTACGGGAGCGACGGTTTGGGAACGCCCTGTCATTAGTTCAGAAGCAGCTCCAAGCCTAGTTTCTGTTGCCGCCGGTAATGCGTCCAATACGTCAAATATAGAACTGCCCATGATTGAGACTCGCTGGGACCCCGATTCGAGTAGACCGTTCACCATCGATCACATTACCAAAACCACAAAACGGGCTTCCTTTGAGCCGCAAGCAGCGAGCACCAATCAAGCTTGGGAGCGTAGAATGGATGCTCAGTTACAAAAGGAGTTCTATTACAATGTAATCACGAAGGAGCTTTCTTGGACTTTACCTCAAAATATGGATTCTGCCCCGCCAAGTTACGATAAAGTCATGGCCAATCTCAAAAAATACCGACTGTATGACACCGATAAACGTCTCCCGTATTACAATGACCCAAAAACTGGGTATCGTGTCTGGGTCTAATCCAAAAACTTCCCATTTCAAAACCAGTCCGTCTTACTTTCCGATCACTTTCCGTCAAAAAATATTCCGTTCAAAAATGATTCTTTGAAAATAGGAATTTCATATATTATAATTTTACAATGAAGATGTTCTGTCTGATTTACCCTAGTAGTTGCGTATTTTACTGACGTATTTTTTCTTAGTCTAATCATATTATCATGTAGTGATGGTTGTAGTATATAAAGTATCGTGTGGTGGTTGTGGTAATTTATGGTATGTCCCAATAAATGTCCATTTTGGCCTTTGCGCGTGGAAGTTTTAAAACGCGAAAACGCAAAACATGAAAAAACCGGATTGTGACCATTATGCTCTTATTTCACATTTTCGGCATCAAAATTGCGTGACTGACTTTTTTGGGGGTCGAATTCCGTGGCGTAAACGCGGTTATTTAGACGTATTTTTTGTCGTAATATAAAATAGAAGAGAACATATACATGACAACCTATAAAAATAAAAGTATTTATAATTGCGTTTTGTGTGACTTTATATCGAGTAACAAAACTGATTACGACCGTCATTTAACGACATCGAAACATAAAAAAAACGCGGATTACCACACAAATACGCATCAATCGACGGCTATTAGTTATACCTGTCCCTCTTGTAAAAAGGGGTTCAAGCACAGGACAAGTATTTATAAACATAAAACTATATGCTCTGGACCGCCTGAGTCTGTCATGGACGCCACCACTGCTGCTGCCGCAACTACCACAGTATCCCCTTTTGCTACAGAACATCATATATCCGATGTTATTACAAAAAACCAAGAACTTACAGCAACAAACCAACAACTCACCGCAGCGATGTTGTTATTAGTTCAGCAAAATGCCGAATTTCAAAGTAAAATCATGGAAATGTGTAAGAATGGTGGATTGGGAGGAATGTCAAATAGCCATAACACAATTACCACCAACAGCCACAACCCAACATTCAATATGAACATGTTCCTCAACGAGAAATGTAAGGACGCAATGAACATGAAGGATTTCGTGAATTCCATCCAGTTGAGTATGACCGATATGGAAAACGTCGGTCGGCTTGGTTATGTAGAGGGCATGTCAAATATCCTTATCGACAACCTACAAAAGACAGACGTGTATAAACGACCGGTCCATTGCAGTGACGTCAAACGTGAAACCCTCTACGTCAAAGAAAACAACCAATGGGAACGTGAAGGTCCCGACCACGCAAAAATGACAAATGCTGTTCTTGCGTTAGAGCATAAGAATGTCATCCTCGTCAATGAATGGGCGAAGGCCAACCCGCGGTGCATGAATAGCAACACCCGAGAGAATGAAACTTACTTCCGTCTCTCGAAAGCCGCCACTGATGGAGAGAAGGACGGGAATATAGATAAGGTGATACGAAAAGTAGCCAAGCGAGTGGCGATTGAAAAAGACGATAATTCATAAATGAATGTAAATATAGTTTATTGTATAAGCCTAAGCGTGTATAATACATAAAACGATATCATATGTTTTATTATATCGTTCGTATCATCCAGTAATATGAATATCGAATACATCCTCCCTCTCGTCACATTCTGGAACGCGATTTCATCCCAGTTCTCAAAATACCTACCACCCGAAATCGCGAATAATGCTGTGTGTTTCATTCACAGCGTGTCGTTTATCGTCCATTACAACTACGACTTCAATTTGAACTACACGGTTCATGCGAGCATCGCTTTTTTTATCTATGACCTTTTTTACATTCTACAGCATATCTTCCTATTCTACCGCCATCACCGGGACCATCGTGAAGACCCACATCCGCATGCGAATCCTGTTCCGCGTAAATATAAAGACGAACTCAATAAAAAACTTCCATTCATCGCTCACCATATTGCAGCAATATATATCCTCTATTATGCCATAACTCTTGACAATGGTTACAAGATTATAGACGCTTTTATCTTGCTCGAAAAATCGAATATTATGATTTATGTTTCGTATCATTTTCACAAACAATACCGTGAATATACACGCATCAACGCACTATCTGAGTTTGTTCAGCTCATGACATATACATATTATCGCTTATTCGCCTTATCGGTGTTTATCTATGACCGCCGACTCACATTATTCTCGTTTCCCTATATCACACAATTCTTGATTTTGTTAGTATGTTCGATGGGCTATGCGTGGAGTTATCGATTATTGAAGAAAAATATCGCGAATTATGGGGTGATACGTGCCGCCGCGCCCACCGCCTCCGCTGCTTCGAGAAAATACTCTTCAGCAGGATGAAGTAACGCATTCACGCCACTTTTGCTGTGAATCTCTCGGATGGTGTGTTCATATGAGGAAGTTGGCGAACATCGAAGGAACATGTCGATTTCGGCCATCGTCGGATTCGCATTATCGGGGATGAGTAGGACCATTTGTCTATGTCTATAAATATAATGGTATGGAATATTATGTAAATAGATAAATATCTGTTTATATAATGTCGCTGACGCTCCCCCTTCCAAACGCACATTTCATATGGTATAATGCGTGGTTGTCTGTCCCTTCGGCAATCTATGCCCTAACACGCAAGAGCCACCACCTCGCGATCGTTCCAGCCACCGTATTCACGACATCACTTCTTTACTGGCGTAATCCGGTCCGCGATTCATGGTATCGAGTCCTCGATATGACAACCGTATTTTTAGGTGTAACATACCAGTCAATATATGCGTTTCAAACGATCCGTATAACATCGCCATACCGTCATTTCCCAGCATATACATCACTTATTGCGGCGTCGGTGGGGTGTTATGCCCTATCACATACACTAATGAATCGTGGGCGTATATGGCCGGCAACATATGCTCACGCAAGTATTCATCTCGTGGCAAATGTGGCGAATATGGTGTTGTATCATGTAAATGTATAATAAAGATATATTGTAATAATAATAATAAAAATCATTATGGTAGAACAATCTACGATACGTCTCTCGAAATGGGCTGCCGATATCCGCACAATCAAAGAAACCAAACTCACTCCCGAACATAAACGACACGCATTTCAGCATCTTGAAAATATCATCGCGTTAAATAATGTATTATTTTATACAGGATTCTTCTTCTCTTTCTTAGACGTGTCATACGTATTTCCGTGGGTCATGATGGGGCTATCGATTAGCTCACATTGGACCACGGTAAGCCATCACATAACTCATGGAGGCTACACCTACTCTGACGCTGACACCGAAACCTATACCAAAAACGATAAATATAACCGGTTCAAATATGGTGTAAAACTGTGCCGCAGGTTCCTCGACTGGATGGACTACATATTACCCGAGGCATGGGCATGCGAACATAATATTCACCATCACTATAAATTGAATGAATACAACGACCCCGATAATGTTCAACAAAATCTCGTCATCCTTCGAACGATGAATGCCCCGCGTGTTGTGAAATACGGGATCATCGCATTCTTCGCACTTACATGGCGCCTCTTTTATTATTCATCTAATTCATCTAATTCATATAAGTATTATAAGGCCAAAAAAATAAATTACACGATGAAAGACGAAGACTATAAACAGATGACGCTTGCTGGTGCGATTACAAACGAGTGGCCATCGTGGATTAGCAAATTAGAATATTTTACACTGGTTCTATGCCCGATCATCATTTATAGAGCGATATGTTTCGCCTTTATTTACATGTTCCATATGTATTTTCCCGCCATTTTCACTGCCGCACATTTACAAAATGTCGTCATGAATTATGTGTTCGCCGACCTCTTCTGTAATGTTCATACATTCGCGATTATTGTTCCGAATCATGCGGGGAGTGATATGTATTTGTATCGCACACCTGTAACCGCGAAAAGTGACGAATGGCTTCTTCGCCAGTGTATCTCATCCACGAATTATACGTTGGGCAATGACGTCGTCGATTATCTACAAGGATGGTTGAACTATCAGATCGAACACCATTTATTCCCCGATTTGTCGGCGTATGAATATCAAGTCATTCATCAAGACGTAAGAGATGTCTGCCGAAAACACGGTGTTCCTTATGTCCGCGAAAATGTATTTATTCGGTTATGGAAAACAGTTAAAATCATGACCGGACAGGAAAGTATTCCGTATTACGAGGGGAGTGAGTTGGAGAAGGTTATGTTAGAATAGTAATATGCCATATTTAAGTAATTGGTATATATTTTCTACCAATAATCCAATAATGAATACAGTTTTTATTTTCAAATTGCCATCTCCAAGAATTGAAGATATAATATAACTCTTTTTGTATATAGTATGGGTCATTCAAGAATGATAAGAATTGTAACAGCAACGATGATAGACGTGTATTGCGTATAAATCTTGAACCAAAATCATAGTCTGAACCATCAATACCAGTTCGACTTGTAAGCTCATAATGTATTGTAGCGTCAATCTGTGATGTGATTGTAAAATCTTTCATATTTTTGGTCAATCCGGAAGGCGAACTTGGATAAAAACCACCATATGTCATTTGTATCAAGTAAGCATTAAAAAAATCCCACATAGACCACTGTTTCCCTCTTTCATCATTTTTATGAAGACAAGTAATAAAAACTTGCCGGTTTTCAGAAGTATTATCTATTAAATTAGAAACACCATTGAAGAAGTTTTCATAAGTTTTATTTAATGTATTATTATTTACGTCTTCAATAAATCCTAGATGTTCTAAACTACCATTTGCTACAACACAGTCAAATTTACCGTGTAATTCCTTGGGAAGATTTTTAAAATCTGCTACAATTCCAGAAATATCGTATTGTGTTTTTATAAAATCAATATGATGCTTGCATATACTAACACCATAACATATAGCACCTCTTTTTTTTGCTTCTAATAATAGATTTCCATACCCACAACCAAGGTCGATTATTCTTGTTCCTTCTGTTACATTTAATTTATCTAATAGTATTAAATTTTTATCCGTTTGTGCATCTGTAACCGTCTTTTTCAAGTCTATATTTCCATTTTTATCATAATAATATCCCTCTGTTGCCGAATATCTTTCTGGATTATTTTTGAATTTTGTCACTTGTTCTAATGTCAAGTCGTGCCATTTATAGTAATTCTTGACACGCATTAACTTTTCATCAAATAACGTATACGGTGTTGTCAATAAGAATGTCTGAATAATAATCTCCAATAAAATTATTAACCCACAACCATAAAGGATAATATTTGTGTTTCTTATCGTATAATATAAATATATAGTGTAAGTAATAATTATATTTCTTATAAGAACATGAGGACTTATATTCATATCATGATGTAAAATGTAATTTATAAGTATTTGAATAATAGTTATAATTATTACAATTACAATTAATGGTTCTAAATTAAAATCAAAGAGTAATGTCATCTATATTAATAATAAATATGATATATTCATTATTAATACGCATAAATATATATAATTATATTTTAATTTCATAGAACATAATAACATACGAAAATGACTTCCCAAAATCTTATCTATTTCATGCTCGCGGCATACATCATTCCAATCGCATTCGTGTATTACAAATACAACGCTCAAGCTCAAGAAACAGGAACAAGAAGTATTTCAAGTATCATAACCAGCACCGAACCCTTTATATTATTCGCACCCGATACATCGAGTGCCACCGCCGCCCCCCTCACAACTTATGTATTCCAAACCCGTCACTTTATCGCACTGTGTATGCTAATCATGGCGGGTTTTACAGTCCTTTATGAATATCAGAGACAGCGGTGGTCACTCGCCGCTATTATCGTCCTCCTATGCGGAATATTCGGTGTGATTTTTATTCCGGAAAAAAAATCACACACACATTACATATTTGCGGCTGCGGCATTATTCGCAATCGTCGGTTTTATGGTGGGGCATTCATTCTGCGATACAAGCATCGACATTCACGATAACCTTCGTATGCTTCTTTACGTTCAAATTCTGTTCATGGTGATTACTGTTATCGGCGTCATTCAAGACGCCCCCATATTCGCAATCGAAGCACTTTTTCTATTGAATTTCGCGATATTTTATATGTATCTTCGTTACACCGGTTCGTCAATGGTTTCAAGTTCGTTATCTGCATCGCTTCTCGTGCGTGACGATAACATCCGCACTTTATCAGATTCCGCATCCGTATCTATACCCACCGCATCCATAGCCACCTCCCGGCCATTACTCGCATGATAGTCCCGAATATACTGATACAGCAATAACCCACACGACAAACCCAGAAACACCAACGACAACCCGATCATCGCATCAAACGGTTCCTTGAAACATACAAATGAATACGTGAGTTGGATAACGCGGCGAATCAGGTCTAACCCACTAAGAAGAATATTCGCTGGAATTACGGTTTGCGGGGTATTCAGGATATATATTTTATTGAACATATAAAGTTGTAATCCGAATGCGATGAAAAAATACATGGTCATCGACCCTACAGTGACGGGTGGTGTATGTTTCACCGTATAAAACACAGCCCAAGGTGCCGAAAGTGCAAAATATGTCGCTTGAAACATCGCCTGAAAATCGAGATTTGACATCGTATTACCATGAAGCTTCATCGCGTATTCAATGATGTTATTATAGGCGGAATTCAAAAAACAAGATGCGAAAATAATCACGGTATTCTGAACGACGTTGCCGCCCCCGTCCCCGTCCCCGCTGTCATTGTATTGAAGGATATACTGTCCCGTTGCTAATGCATGCGATACGACCAACGCAGTGCAACTCGCATAATAAAGTCGCGTAACCGGCTTTTTTAAGAGAAATTTGAACCACGGTATATTGAAAATAATAAAACCGGATCTCAGTATTGTATAGTAACTCAAGGTCACGGTATTTAGCGCGTAAAATACGAATACGGTTTCGACTGTATAAAGCACTCCGGTTAAAACCGGATATTTAAGCACGGCGCGGCGTTCAGGCGCAAAGTATGCCTTCGCACGCTGCCAAGAGAAATTGCGGATGAAGAAACAGCTGTAAAATGGTGTAAAAACGAGACTCAGCAATACATTGAACCATTCGTTTTTATATCCATAGTTGTTTGTAATATATTTCATAAAAATAAGGTATTCGGTTAATGTTGCTACGAAAAATATGGAATTTAGGACGAGTAGCAAAGTCATAAATGACAGTGACGATACGTGTATAGTAGTATATAGTCATCGTGAAATATGTCTATATCTTTTCTGAATAAAATTGATATAAATCGAATCCAAATATGAATACACCAACCAACGTCTATCCCCGTTATCACCTATGTCATCCAACAATCAACGAAACCGTTATAGCAGCCACGAACGTGAAGCTCCCGATTGTCAGGATTGGACTCCAGTCACGATGAGTAAAACAAGACCGGCGGCGTCGACGTCGTATAAGGATGCATCGGCACCCTTCACCGCCGCCAAGAATTCCGCGTCCACCGTTGTGGCGGCAACCACTTCCGCACCAAAAGGTGCCGCCGGCGACGACGCCGACATGGCGAAAAAGACCAAATACGTCGCCAAAACCACAAGCGACGCTATCCGAACCGCACGATGCGAAAAGAAACTAACGCAAAAAGAATTGGCACAAAAATGTAATATGGACGTAAGCATCATCGCCGAGATCGAACGTGGCGGCAATTGCGTGTATAACGCGACCCATGTGAATAAAATCCAGTCGGTTCTCGGTGTAAAGATTCCGAGGGCGTAAAATTGAACTATATTATTTATAATAGTAATACAACACTGTTATAAATGACGCAAGACACTGGAAAATATAGAAAAAATACAAGTGACCAATTTTATACCAGCGAGTCCGTCGCAAAGTCGTGTGTTGCGAGTATTATGGATTGGTTGAATGATGAAACATTATTATCAAACAAGAAGAACACTGACAATAAAGACGACAATATATGGATTGAACCTTCCGCGGGAACTGGTGTATTTTTGCGTCAGCTGTCGTCGTCGTCGTCCAAAATTGGGCTAGATATTGACCCCAAATCCAGTGACATTATAAAACAAGATTATCTATCGTGGAATCCGGATTCGGCAATAACTACAGCGAAACGCGTGATTGTATTTGGTAATCCTCCATTCGGCCGACAGTCCTCCCTCGCCAAGGCATTCATCGCGAAAAGTTGTTCATTCGCGGATATAATTGCGTTTATTCTCCCGAAGTCTTTTACAAAACCGAGTATGTATAATGCGTTTAACCGGAATTTCCATATTGTAATGAATAAGGATTTGGAAAAGAATGCGTTTATCTTAAATGGTGCCAAATACGACGTTCCATGTGTGTTTCAAATCTGGGAGAAACGAGCGACTCCACGTTCTAAAGATGAAAAAGTAGAACCCATCGGGTTTCATTATGTAAAAATAGACGAGGTCGTCGTCGCACCTGCACCATCGTATGATATCGCACTACGCCGAGTAGGTGGTCTTGCCGGTAAATGCTATCCAGTCGAGACCAGTGCCAGTGCCAGTGCCAGTGCCAGTGCTTGCGGCTCTATTCACAGAAGCGTTCAGTCTCATTATTTCATTCGGTTCAGTGACACAGTGCCTCCATCACAATACTCCACAATCATAGAAAATATAAACAAACATACATTTCCAAGCAATACGGTTGGACCGAGAAGTCTTTCAAAAACGGAGGTAAGCGTTATTCTGAACAAGATAATACATGACTCAATTGCGGCGGCGGCGGCTGCGGCGGCGGCGACTTCTTGAATGTCCGACGTGAAGAAAGGATTTGCGAAGAAATGGAACCTCCGCGAAATGCGGTAGTTTTACTTCGTTCAATTACTCTATCAGGGTTGTCTTGTAGAAACTGTTGAAAACTATTGAACGAACATTGAAGCCGACTTTGCGTGCTGTTACATTTGATGTCAAGATGTATTGCCGCACATCGTCTTTGTAACGCATCTCGTAGTGCATACATCTTCGTATATTCTTCTACGGTGGGTTTTCTTTTTTGTGGAACGGATTTTACAAGTTTATCAAGTCCTTCTAATTCATCACGCGTCAAATCCCCAAATAATGCGACGGTCGAGTTAGTTATGTCGATTTCTGTGATGGTTGTTACATGTTTTGTATTCGTTTCGTCATTTTGTGTGTAATGAATTACTGTGAGATGATTTGGAGGATTGCCGCAACTAACCGCATCATATACTCGGAGGCAATCTGCCATACAAACCGAATTTGGACTACATGATGTTTTCATGGAAATACCGCAATTATCTAATCGGTTGAACTTACTTGGTAGGTCAATTTTACTGGTGTATTTGATTTCTGTGAGTTCCTCTGCGGTGGCTCTGTATATATTCATACAAAGCTCTCTTTCCCAAATAAATCCATGCGACTGAACTTCCGTGTTTTTTTTCATGAACGAACGAATGAATGAAATACGCTTTATAATACTAAAATAAATCAATTTTATAGACATAATCAATTTTACATTACTATCATAACCAACTTAAATAATTAATATATATTATACATATTACGCGACGTATTGAACCAAAACAGCACATAGATATGGGCGGTAATAAACAACACAAGAAGGCACATCATAATAAAGGAAAGGGTGGTTCAAAAAAAAACGCCGAAGAGGCATCGTCGTCACCCGTCACAATCAATGACATTTCCGCCGAGTTTCAGACGATTATTCTCGATTTTCTGCGTGATATTGACTGCTCGTTCCCAGAATACCGCGAAACCCTTGCCAAGTATTTAGGATACTCACATGAAATGAAGCCGATGCCGGATGAACTGTATATTGAGCTATACACACATTGTAAGGAGGTATATCCAGTTCGTTTTTTTGATATTCTTTATAAGAATGAGGCTCTTTTCGCCTTCGAGAGTGGAAATAGCACGGTGAGCGACGCGAGCAGAGAGAGTGGCATCGGCTCTGTTGGCGGAACAAACGGAGCGAGCAACTTCCTTCCAGGCGTCGATTTCCGACAGATTTGGGCGACTGAAGATATCACCGATAATACAAAAGACACAATTTGGAAGTATCTTCAGCTCATCCTGTTTTCAATTGTGAATAATCTCTCGGACATGGGTTCATTCGGAGATACCGCGAAGCTTTTCGAGGCGATTGACAATAATGAATTGAAGACAAAGTTGGAGGAGGTGATTGGTGAGATGGGGTCTATGTTCGGGGGGGCAGCAGATGGGTCCGCACCTCAAAACCTGGATGAGACGTTCAAGAAGGCAACTGATTTTATGAATCAGGCTTTTGAGGGACAAGCGGCACAGGAGCAACCAGGTCAATCCGGACCCACTGGGCCGTCGTCACACTCGATGCCAGACGCAAGTTCTATCCATGAGCATCTCTCAGGAATACTTAATGGAAAGATTGGTAAGCTCGCCAAAGAAATCGCGGAAGAGACTGCTGCCGACCTTAATTTGGATATGGAAAATGAGACATCGATGAAGGGCGTGTTTCAGCAACTTCTCAAAAATCCGACCAAGTTGTCCGGTATTATTAAGACGGTCGGTTCCAAACTCGATTCGAAGTTGAAGTCAGGAGAATTGAAGGAGAGTGAGATTATGCAGGAGGCGAGCGAACTTATGTCAAAGATGAAAAACATGCCGGGAATGAATAATTTGGCGAGTATGTTGAGTAAGATGGGGATGAATGTGCCGGGAGGTGGCGGGGCATCAGGCGGTAAAGTGAATTTCGGTGCGATGCAGTCACAATTGAATAAGAATATGAAACAGGCACAGATGCGCGAGAGATTATTGAAGAAGGTTCAGGATAAACAGGCCGCCGCCGCCGCCGCTGCTGCCTCCGCTGCCGCCGCTTCTTCTTTACAGAGTGGTGCTACCACTGCGGTATTTCAGTCGGGCGAAAAGCCGGCAAAGACGCCACGCAATCCCACCGCACCCGCGAAAGAGAAAAATGATTAGTTAGAAATACATTCTACATAATATATAAGTATTAAAGTATATTATATAGTATCAAATTAGACGACATCACGCCTACGAAAGAAATGAGCAAAGACCAAGTATTTTGGATGGAAGACCCCGCGGTCCTCATGAATAAGGATTATATTCGCGAGATATGGCCACAAAAGTCGATGGACCCCCCCGCCAAACTGAATGCAATCACCCGCTTCGTCATCCTCGCTACTATTTTAGGATATTTACTCACATCATCTTTCTCACTCTTTATTCTGGGTGCAATTACTTTAGGAATTATTGTGATGGTTTATAACTTTGTTCATAAAGGCAAGACCGGGACTGAAACAGAGAAGGCGAAAAAAATCCTCAAAACGAAAGAGGGATTCTCGAATAATATTGATAAACCAGAGATGTATGAACTCATGCGAGATGAATTTACGGCTCCTCGCCCACAGAACCCGCTGATGAATCCCCTTATTCCGGAAATTGGCGACAACCCTAACCGCCGTAATGCTGCACCGTCGTTCAACCCTGCGGTGGAGACAGATATTAATGAAGCTACCAAACAATTTGTAAGCGGTAGTTTCGACACGAACGCAAGTAACGTGATATTTAAAGGGTCAAATGTGCCCGCAGAAGCCCCGAATCATACGCCGGAGGAAACATATGGAAAATTATTCGGAACTTTAGGTGATAATGCAGCTTTTGATTCGTCGATGCGCCAGTTTCATCCGGTGGCGAATACACGAATTCCGAATGACCAAGACGCATTTGCCAAGTTCTGCTATGGAGAAATGAAGTCATGTAAGGAGGGTGACGAATTCGCATGTGGGCGTATTAATTCGCGTCTTGGGGCGGTCGTCGGGCATTAATTCGGACAACGACAACGAATATTTAGACGCTAACGCATAAATATTTATTTATATACATAGATTACAAGAAAGGAATACACGAATCCAACCGGTGAAAATGGCCTACGTTCATAACTTTGCTTTTGATAATATGTCGCGTATCGGCTGCGACACAGGCGACCTATCGCAACGCAATGTTCAAAATCTGAATGCTGCCAACTATGCTCTGAATAACTTTTTTTCGACAGACTGTCAGATGGAGCGCCCCATTCAGTTTGCGACCAGCCAGCCCAACGTATTTTACAAGGGTGGTCATCACACTGGATTCGGTGGTTGTAATATCGACACGAACTCCGAGCTCTCGATTGGAAGCCTGAACACGCATGCGAAGTGTAAGTTGAGTCTTCTGGAACGCCCATTCAAGACGGTTCCTTATTTAGGACGTGGTGCTGTGAATGTCGATTTTGAGTCGAAGATGCTTCATGGTGATATGAATACCAACAAGAAGAGCATTACGCAGTTGTCTGAACAACTGAATTCCGCCCACTCGGATTATCCTCTTCAGGAGGAATTTAAATCGACGATTAATAATCCTGCCAATTACGTAGAAGGTGCGGCGGTGAATGGATGGATTCGTGGTGGCGTGCCATCCCGTGAGTTGGTCCGTGACCAAGAGCATTTATTTAACGGGTCGCGCTAACTAAAAACATGGTAGTATAAGAATTCCGCATAGATATATAAAGGTATAACTCTACTTTTATATATATTCAATACATTTCATCATCGTATTTCTATGTCTCAACCAGAATCTCTCGAACACGGTGAGATTGAACCATGTGAAGTTATTACGCAATCCACCGATATCACCGCCACCACCGATATCACCGCCTCCACCGACGTGAGTGAAATCGATCTCTCGGGTTATAACTATGACCTTGTTCCGACGTATAAAATGATTGAAGACCTCGATGACCAAGACACCCTCTTTCGTATCCAGTTTCTTCAGGCGTTCGGAATCACCAACGACGAATATCACCCTGAAATTATTTCGGCTGTTATCAATGACTTATATGAGAGATATATCCTGAATCCAAGAATTCGGGAGTTGATTGAGGCACATCCTTTGTATAACTCGAATGTCGGCAGCGGGAGCGGTGGCCCATCCGATGAAGACGATAACGGTTCGGAAGGTGGCGGTCGTCGATTGTCGTCCGCGTCCGCGTCGGCGTCGAATAATTCCGAAATGATTTTTTGCATGATGTTTTCATTCCAGCTGTTTGACTTATTTCATAAATGCCTTCGCCATGCAAAACAGAGAGAAGAGATACCTGCCGAAACCCGTAATGAAATCATTGAATGCTGGCGGACGATGTTTTAGGCGGCATATTTATACCACAAATAAGATAATAAATAATATATTAGTATTTCAATATATTATTATACAGACCCCAACGCTTCGCTTCGTTATGGCATCTACCCGAAACAAGAATACCCGCACCGATTTCAAAATCGAGCAAAACTCCCAGAACCTCGCACGCAATTACGTTGCATTTGAAAACAGCTATGCCGGCAAAGCGTATGCCCCCGCCCTAGCATATGAAAGTGTAGGCATTCTCCCCACCAAGATGTCTCGCGAACATTTCGCACGTAATTCTGTGGATATTGAATCTGCATTATTTGGTATTAATTCAACCAATCTCGTTGAGCCACAGGCAGCGGTCGTTCCACAGTTGAAGCAGTTGCCTGAAGTGAAATTCTTCGACAGGATGGCGATGTTTATGCCAGAACCGCTGGTGGTAGAGAAGGCTGCTAGGCCGTTTCAGCATGCGGAGGCGAAATTATTTTAAGTCGTGGAGTGCACCCCACTACGGTGCTGGTGTCGCTTCGCTACGCATATATATAGAATAATTATATATACCTAATAACCATTCGCCTCTATTCCATTCAATTCGATTCCAAAAAAATAAATAATGATAGCATTAAAACCGATTTGCTTAATGGTGATTATGAATTTTGGGACAACTGGACACGTAAAGATGTCAACGCAAATATCGCAGATAAAACTGATAATACAAAGATGAATGGTAAAGTAAGAATCGATTTTTATTTTAATTTTTCAAAGTTGAAATCTCTGACAAATACTGGTGGAACTCGTCGTAATCGTCGTCGTCGTATTGTGTCACGACGGTTAAAAAAGTCACACAGGAGCTTTGGCACCCGAAAAAATCGACGTCTCTATCGAAAGTAATAATAACAATAAAACTATTTTCTCATTAGGTATCATAAAACGCTCTTTGAACCCCCCTCACTCACTCGTTCGCTCTTTCGATGCAAACAATCCACATCCCTAACCCCAACCCCCGCACTTCCCCCGCGGGTTTCTCTGGCTCATTTGACGCCAACAACAACGGCTACAGCGGCACCGGTCGCGTCACTGTCGGTGGTCCAAACCGAAGCGTTTGGGCTGAAGGCCAAGTCAGTGGTGGCTGGTCTGGCCGTCCCAGTGTCGGCGGAATGGTCGGTGGAACTATCCGCTTTTAGGCATTCCATTCCATTCCATTCTATTCCCGTGATAAATAATGTATGAATATATTATTTATTACGCGTTGTCATGAAATCCGGAAAAAGGGTATCGCGTAAAAATGAAGGACCGTGTTTTATAATATCCGTATTATGTATAAATAACGATGGCAAAATACGCGACAAAACGAAAACGCTCTTATAAAAAACGGCGCACAATTCGCAAATTGAAAACGACCCTGCGTCGTAAGATACAGCGTGGTGGCGACCCACTGTTGATAAAACTATTTTTTATTATATTTATAGCATTGTTTTCAAATTCTCCACTAGGTAGAGCGTTTATTACGATATTAAAAATATTGTCAGGAACGCCAATAGAAGATGGCGATAGTAGTAGTAGTCAGAATAACATTACGCAACGTGGAGGAGGAAAGTTGGGTGATGCTCTGATTGCGTTTAATACTGCTGTTAAAGTTGACCAAACTATTCTAGGGAATGAAAAAACTGAAATCAACCGTTGTGTTGATGAATTGACACGTGATAATGCATTATCTGAACCTACCCCAGCAACTGATAGCCCTATTGTGGATAATACCAGCATTAATCCAACTCAATCGAATAATATCGATAATTTAAAAAGTTACTTTAGAGGCATAATAGATAAAATGAAAGTATTCATTTTAACAAAGGTTAATTTTATTAGAGATGACAATAAGAAAAAATGTATGATAACGATATTAAATGTTGGATTTACATTAATGAAAACAAAATTGAGTTCGATGGAACTTAAAGAACTTGTTGCCGCAAACGCAATGGTACTTGCACAAAAAGGAAAGGATATTGCAGCAAACGCCAAGGGACAGTTAACTAATATGTTGAGCAATAGAGGTTCAATAGCTAGTTCAGTGGCTAGTTCAATGCCTCAAGTGTTGAACAATAATGAACAGATCGCTCAAAAAGCAAAATCGTTCGGTTCAGAGATGTTTAAAACTCATATTTCGAGATTTGGTTTTGGTTCTAAAACTTCATAACCTCGAATACGTCCTCCCCCAATATTTATCGACCTGTCCGACGCATACATCGCCATTCGCCACCTGCCGTGGTGTCGGGATACTTGTATGAGATACTTCTGTAACAAGCACTTTTTTATCTCCTTGTAACCAGTAACAATATGGCGGGCTTGTAATCACTTTTCCGTTAAATTTATGATGGCTCGGTTCCGATACACGCATGGCTTGTGCGGCTTCCGAATACCAACCGAAAAATACCGACGTATCTTCTGGATAAGGTGTGGATGGAGGAGCTGGAGGACAAACATGTGTGTTCATTCGTTCGTCGTTCGTTAGTTTGATAATATTACCTCTTCGTATTATTATCAATCAATTTTATGGTGAGTGCCACCACAACTTGCATGAATCAATAATTACTCATCAACATCCAACCCTGCGAATTGATTTTGAACCTTTACACATCCAGATGTCTTTGAACCTTTTACTCCAGCTTCCTCACCCGATGCGTTATTATCGGTCGTGGTCGCAGAACGGCTAGGAATTTGAATTGATAGTGATGGAACCGTGCGTCCACCTCTTGACGAACGAGAATTTCTGAATCCGCTTTTAGCATCGGCACTATTATCAATTGGTTGTTGTGTTCGCACAATCTGTTTGTTCGCACGCAGTTGCTGATGATGGAATGATGACGACAACGACGCCACCCCCGCCGTCGCAGGGTCACGAATCGGCAAAGGTGTCGCAATCACACACGCCAATTGTTGTGCCGTCGCCAACTGATTCACATACTCAATCACCGTATGCTTGGTAACGAATACACCCATCTCTTTCATCTTTGCCAAATACACATCATAATGAAGCTTATACATATGAATCTTCAGTTCGCGGTCATACTCCTTCAACGGCTTCGCATTCTTCTTCACATAATGCTCAATATACGCATCGTATAACTTCTGTGTGTATTCGTGCAGTCGTTCGCGAATCTGTTGAAATGCCCGAGAATGTTGGGGATGATACTTCAAATACTCGTCGATTCCATGGTCCTTACGCAGCTGAAGATACTGTGCCGCCAGTTTCTGCTCCATACCCTTGCGTTTCTTCACACTCTCATATTTGGGGTTACGCTTCTTGTAGCAGAAACCTGTATCTTTATCCACGAAGACGATTCCTGGCAAAGAAACACTACGGGTTTCAGCCGACGCATACATCTTACAGTAGTCTTCTACAGAGTGTGCCCCCTCTGTTGTAGATTCATCGGATACGCATGTCAGCGTAGAAGGCATATGTGAAACTGAACCGCCGAAGTTCTTTGAAAAGATATCACGGTCGATACGGACCACATTCACGCCCTCGGCCTCGCCAGCACGCGACAACTCATAGACCGCAACCAGATAAAGCTTCGGTACTGTAATCTGATTCACGATTTGGTTCTTCGGATGTTGAACAACACAAGAGTAGCAATAATTCTTAGGGATAGAATCAAGTCCGCCGGGAAGCAAACTCAACACCTCGCATATACGACGGCGTAAAACCTCCTTAACACCTAACTTTTGAAATTCGCGAGGTTCTTCGATTGTCTTCTCTTCTGTTGACGCTGACGCTGACGCTGACGCTGACGCTGACGCTGACGCTGACGCTGACGCTGACGCTGACGCCGCGAGTTGTGCTTCCGCTTCCGCCTCGACAATGTGGTCAAATGAAACTTCGCCGACCCAGCTTTTCGTCGCAATATACCATTTGCCGTCGGATTCTCCTTCCTTCCAAAACAAGTTCACCATGATTCCTTCGACCAACTCTTCTGCGACCAAGTGAGCACCAACTGAATTCACTTCATGACTTCTCATATCATCGCTCAATGTAAGCATCTTAGGAGGGGCCACACAACAAATATTTCCATCAGAATCAAAAACTACGGAACGAAACCTTCCCACAGTAGCATACTGTTCAGTGGTCAATTTAGCACGGTCATATTTTAGTGTATAAAATACACGCAACGACGACGACGACGACGAATCCGCTCCAGTTTTAGAAAAATTAACCATAAATCCTCTATCCGAGCACCATTTACGGTCCTCTGTATTTTCAAATGAATTCGACTTCACTTTATCAATAAAGTCCTTAAGGTCGGGGAATTGAGCAGATGATATAGAAAACATGATTGGATAACTATATTATCATATAAATAATCTTTATATCGGTTATTATACGATTATTATACGGTTATTATATAGAAAATATATAGATATAATAGTAACTATATATATCATACGATGGATTTTGAACCTGTTGATGTCCAAGACCCAGTTCAAGAACAAGAATCAATCGATAGTGGAGGCAAAGATGACGAACCTGAGGTCGAGGCACTTTCATTAACCATCGAACTGGGTGATATTATCCAGTTAATCGCACCAACTCATCAAGAAATCCATGACAGGGTCTTTTTAGTTGATTATGTATCATCGCGCAAAATCAAACTCATCGATGCGGATTCTCTCGAACGAAGCGTTTTGAAACTTGACGCAACCGGACAACTCACCGATGAAAGTATTACCACAATTAAGCTTCTCAGTCGTGCAGATGAAAAAGGATATGCTCGTCAAAATAATTTAGTCGTCTCTACCTGGGTGGATATTCGATTCGGTGGTGACGTCCCTGCTATCATAACCGGCATGATTACAAATCTGGAAGAAGACATGATTGAAATTCGCACCTACCCAGAGGATGAAATGATATACATTAATTTTGAATATAAGGGTATTCCCGAAGATATACCGATTGAGGAAATTAATATTCGCCCTCCTCCTGCCGCGATTTCGGCGACGGAAGCGGCAACGGTTCCAGAAGCCGGATTTTTAACCATGGGAATGGATGCACTTTCAGGTCAAGTGGGCGATGTGCAATCGCTTACACCGAGAGAACAACGCCGGAGAGAGAGGCACCTTGCTCGAGGTGAACCCGACATCACAGAACAACCAATTGGAGAATCCGAACATACAGTATTGGCCGCCGCCACCGCCGCCGCAGGCGTTCCTATTTCATCGCTTCGAGAGAAATTACGGACGATTCTTATCGACGCTGACCAAATCGAAGTAGGCGAGGAGTTAGATGTCCTTGTTCAGACTGTCGATATTCCTGAAGAGAATCGTCGTTTTAATCTTGATAAGCAGTGTGATGATTTATTAGATGCACTTATTACGAATGTTCCTTCTCTCGAAAAAACCAGGAACGTCATGGCACATATTCAAAGGATAGTGCTTCGTTTTCGCGAACTCCGTCATAAATTCTCTCAGTTTGACGCAAATGGCAACCCCGCCGTCCCGCCGCATAAGAGTGCTCTCTATCGTCCTCTCGTCGAAACGATGATGCGTATGGACCACGCACTTCGGTGGATTATACCCATCGTTCGAATGAAAAAGGTCATCTACGATATTCCGATTGATGAACGCACGGCCTCCGAAATGGATATCGTTCCTCGTCTCATTCAAGAAGAACGAGAGACGGAGAACCAACTTCAACGTCAGTGGTATGATGGTTCCATTACGTATGCACAATACATGTCAAATCTCTCGGCGCGTCATTTTACACCGTCATACGAACCGCGTTATACGCATGATGTCATTACTTCGCGTCAAGTGAATGAGAATATTACGGCAGTCATCGATAACTTGGACGATTTTTATTCCTCCGTTGTAAATGGTGAAGAGGTAAAGCGTCGCCGGTTTGTCACACAAAAGTATAATCTCGGGTTGTCAAAGGTTCGACAACATAACGCCTCCTTATCTTCCGACGCCGGTGTCGCTCAACCCACCGCAATTTTAAAACGAACCACCGATTTTACGAATCTCACACCCAACGATAAACTCAACATTGTCGGATTCATGACATTTCCAGAACCAGTAATGAATTATTCCCGAATATCCCTTCCGAGTATCAATATTCTTGATAAATCAGACCTCAATACAAAACACGTTCATTATTGGGATATGTTGCGCCAGATGATGTCGATTACAACCCATGATGTTCAAAACCTCGATACGCCACTCGATTTGAATGCACATTCTCTCCTTCATGAAATAAAACAGTTTGTCATTGAACCCGATGCGGTCAGCGCTAGCTCAAGTGGTGCCGCCGTAGGTGCCATCATGAACGAACGTGACAAATACCGGAAGTTTCTCGAAGTTATTATACCTAAAACCCGTAATATTTTCGAAATGATGCGTCAGTATATTCACGGACGCCTTACACTTCAAGATGTTCTTGCGTTTATTGAGCCGTTTCTCGTGTATCAAGAAGACCTGAATGTCAAACAGTATGACGAAATTGTGACATTCTTACATGAACGCGTCCTTGAATACAAGCGGAACTATGCGACTAATTATCGAAAATTTGGACGCTTACGAGCCTATCATTACAATGTGCGATATATGGGAGTCAGTATGATATACAAGCTGATTGCAACCGGACGAATGATGGACGCGGATGTATTCAAGGCATACGGTATGCTTGATACACAAGTTCGGTCGGCAACAGCGGCGGCACCTGGTTCAACTGGAGGATTTGATGAACGCCAGCGTCAGCAGATGCGTGGTCGTGCGTATGCGGCTGGAATGGCCGAACAAACTGAATACAATGAACATTTATTGTCGTCGTCAGAACTGTTATCGCGCATGCTTGCGTTGGATTACGCCAAGTTGTATATGGACGCTGTCGCTATCACAACCACCGACCTTATCACACCATTTGATTTTAATCTGGTTCTTGGCGAACAAAGCCAGCGGTTGCGTGATGCGGGGGCGATGCGTGGAGGTGCAGGCGGTCCAGGCGGGGCGGCAGAAGTGGCATCACCAGCACCGTCTAGCCGCCGCCTGAATATGGTTCTTGCAAAGAATTATCCGAATCAAGAGGCTATTGAAGAAGACAACGACAGCGACCAACCAGTGTTTTTCGATAAAAAATATGATACAACCGACTACGACTTTCTAGAAACATACCGTGAGCAACAAGAGTCGATGAGCGAGGTTGATTTCTCCATGTTTTTAGTTGATGAACTCATCAAAAAGAAGAAGATGACCTATGAAAATGCGAAGAAAGAAGCTGAAGCGATTATGGTGGGCCCCGGCTTACGCCCAGTTAGTGATGGCGACTATGCGGTTGTTGAAGAAGAAGAATACGTTGAATCCGCCGCCGCCATGTCAGGCACGTCACACCAAGGATTTCCGAGTGAAGATGATGAGTTGGGAACAACCCAAACTAGGTTTTTATATTATAAACGAGAGAATGGACGATGGGTGCGTGACACGAGTATCCCCGATGTAGTTCCTAGTAGCGACATGAATTATTTTTGTAACGTAAATCGCAGTTGTATCCCACTAGCGATGGATGCCACACGGGACTTAATGTCTCAAATGAGCGAAATCGAAGGTGCCCCGAAGGCCGCGATGACGCATGTTGATGCAAAAGAAGGAACTGAGGCAATCAAAAAAGCATTTCTCGACAAGATGAAGGCAGAATTCGATGTCAAGTATCAGGTAACGCGAGAGAATTTCATGGAGTTTGTGAATAAAAAATTCGAGTATGACCTGAAAAATATTGCGCGTATTAGCGAAATTCAGCACAAAGAATTTTATAAATATAATGACCGAAAATACAAACTCGGATTTCATGCCGCTGCGGCTGGGGACGACGAAAGCGACGAAGTAGACGCAATGATTTCGCCTATGGAACCGCTCAAAGACAAGATTATAGCACAAACCGATTTCGTGAAACGCCAGCATGACATTCTCCAATTTATTACGAGCTTTACACGCAAAGCAAATGAAATCATGGACGAAGACCCTAACTGGTTATATTGTATTAAATCAAACGCAAAATTGATTCCCTCGTTTTATGAAGCCATCGCGGTGGCGTTTCTTCAGGGTGGGAGTGGAACGAGTTCTTTGTCGGTCGTCATCGATACAATATGTAAAGAACGCGGCACCATCAGCGACGATGGAGAGGCGTGGGTCGATAAGTATAGCGGTGCACTCATCAAGAAAATCGAACATGTTACGGAAGAGGGATTTGATGAGGCAGGGTTCCGCCTTGTAACGAGAGATATTATTGAAGCTGACCTTGGCGAAGGGGTGCTCAACGTCGCAAAGCCAGTTGCGGGCGCGGCAAAAAGAGGAGAGTCAGGTGGAGTTGCCGGACTTCATGGCATGAGCATCTTGGAAAAGTATGACAGCCCGAACGCCCGTATTATCAATAATATTGTAACAACAATGACAGGATATATCGGTATTGATTTACATAGCGAACGAGAATTTATTATTCAGCAAACCCTCGCTCTTCTTGAAACATCGGTTCCCACTGAAGAGAAATACCGCGAGAAATCTGAACGCATGTTTCGAGAGAAAGGAAAGCATCTTCCGCCATATAAAGAAGTATTCTTTCAGACATTGCTCCTTCTTACGCTGTGCTATCTTGGAATATCGATTCAGTGTGTCATACCCACACCCAAGACACGCAAAACACATGCTGGGTGTATTCGGTCATTTTCGGGCTATCCGATTGACGGTGATGGTGATGTCAGCGGACTCATGTATATCGCATGTATTGCGTATAAGATTAAGACGAGTATCGAACCATGGAATACGCTGAAATCATTCAAGAAGGAGGGCGATATTCTGGCAAAGATGAAGACGTTAATGGATACGACTATTCTTACCAAACCCGCGATAAAAGAGAGGCTTCAAACCAAGCGCGATTATTTGCGACAGGGTAGCACGGGCTCAGGCGGTGAAGCAATCCCAGAAAATCTCTCGATACTACGATGGGATAACTTCATGCCGCCTATGAAATCCCTCGACAATATGCCGACACCTCAGAATGTCGCCGCCGATTTTACGAATCAACTTATTACAGATATGAAACGCGGATATCATGGTCAGCATGATAAACTCGCCGTTCTTGAAAGTAAATGCCAGTATTTCGGTCTCTCGATTCAGCAGATGATACATCACATCGTGAAAAACAGCAGCCCGTTACTTCTGAATATGGCCTCCGAACCTTTCCTTGAAAACGCGTGCTGTAATGAACCCACCGACCGTCGTAGTAAGCGTGTCATCGATTATTTCATGGAACGCGAGCAAAACATCCATCATCATAACCGGATAATTGGATTCCTCACGAAAACGTTGAGAGAAATGGCAGTGATGACCCGGGCGACCATGATTATCGACAACCGCGAAACACGGTTCCAATACCCGAATATTCCTGCGACATTCAACGAGCAAACGATTTATCGTGCGTTTATTCATTATTGTCGGATGAATCAGCAATACGCCGGGACGGCGGCAGCGGCCTCAGAGGGAGGCGATAATCCGGTGGCAACTGCCGTGGCGATGTATCTTCATCCTGAACTTCGAGAGATTTGCCCGCCAAGACCGCAAGACTGGATGCCCAGCGATACCATCGATACGAAGATTGCTAAACTGAAAAAGGACTCGAATATATTCGACGAGAAAAGTCTCGAACGACTTTTAAAAGCGGTGAATGGTTATAAAATGGTGGATGCGAATTATAAAATATTAGCAACAGAAAGACCCATTTGGCACACACGACAATTTCAACGGTTTCAGGATGCGATTCTTTACTTGGATGAACGTGACAAACATGAGGGCGAACACGAACATGGCGAAGAGCATCGAAGCGAATTAGACCAATGTATTATTCCGAGAGAATTGCGTATATTGATACAAGCGATACTTGACTCCGGGTCGAAATATGTTCAAGAAGACACCGAAGAGATGCGTGATTTGAAGAATTATCTCCAGACAAAGAATCGCGAGCTTCGTGCAACCGTCGTCGGGTTTATTCAACAGTATGCGAAACAAACCAAATCCAAATTTCGAGAGATTGAACGTATCGTGGATACAATACTCGATTTCGAAATCAATAAGAGCAGCACCGTGCTTATGTCAGCCACTGATGAAACAACCGTAAAGAGTATCCAGTTTATGAAGAATACGCTGACGCGTCTTATCGATGTCATTCCGTCGATTATCAACTACGGTGTGGATTTTGATGACACAAGTATACCGAAACACTGGGGATTTTCACCCACGCACATGAAAGACGTCAAAGGCATTATTTCGTCACATTACACATCTCTCAAGACCTTCTACAATGACCATGTAATTAAAGAGGTATTGCGTCATGCGGAACATCACATTCGTGATTTGAAAATCATGTGGGAAAATACGCCGTTTATGGCGGAAATCTTCTTCGATGAAGAAAAGGATGCGAAGATTGCAGCAGCAGCGGCAGCGTTGGCGGTTCAAGGACCACATTCGCTTGTCCCGCGTGAAGTAGATATTGAGAAAGAGCTCGGTGAGCGTGTGCCTCATTCCACGCGCAAGAATATATTTACGATGTATTCTGTATTTGACCGAAATATTGTTCGTAACTTATATCTCTTCTACTTTCTCTCATTCATGCGAACATTCGTTCAACTTGTCGTTGAAACACCGGTTACGATTTATCAGGCAGAACCAACACGCGTGATTCGTCGTAGTAGTGGTGCGGGGGCGGCCAAAGCAAGCACAAAGGGACGAAAAACGGCTGTTTCCGCATCTTCCAAACAATCAGCCACCGCCGGAGCAATCGCCCGAACCGCTGCCTACCGCGAAGAAGAAGACGCCAGCCGCGATGACATTGACCCGCATTCACGCTTATATTCCGCCGATGTTGCTGCTGCTGACAAAGGTCAACTTCTCTCGGATATAGATACACTCATCGGCGACAAGAAAGCACTTGGTCAACGTGTCAGCGAACTCATGGTCGCATACTTGCGCATTATAGAAAAAGACAAGGCTGCCATTAACTTCAATCTTGCGAATATCAAGGAGAAACTCACGCGTGTCAAGGACAAAGAAAAGGACGGTGTTGTCGAGAGAATTGGTGCGATGTCGGTGGGCGAACGTCAGCTGGAGAATATGATGAAGACGCACAAGATGGGAATCTGGAGCCGCGGAACGTCGCAGACGGGCGTCGTGATATACGACCAAGATTATTATGATGAAGAGCGCGAAGAGATGGAGAAGATTGCTCAGAAAGAGAGACAACTTGGCCGACGGGACTATGTCACGGATATGAACCGAGAGATTTACGTGATGGATGCATTGGAAGCCGACCGAAGCGCTGCGGAAATCGAGGCGCATGAACTGGATATGTCGTCAGGTATTCCGGAAGATGATGACGCAGGAGATGACGACTATGCGTATATCCACCGACATGACGACGAAGGCGAACCATATGAAGGTGGCGTAAGCGGCGGCGGCGGCGGCGACTGGGACTAATCAATCGCACACGTGATTCAATAAAAGTATTTGAATAATATAAAGAACCACCTGCATGATGAATCAAAAAGCGGTGATTTATATTATTCTCTCGGCGATACTACTTTACTTGTATTATAAACGAGGCGGCATCGGGATATTCGTGGCGTTTGTGGTGGTGGTGGCGGGGACGCTGTTTGTAAGCGGAAGCAAAGGTGCGAGAGAAGGGTTTGGTGCCGGCGGCGGTAAAGGAGACAATGAGTGTGCAAAACTGGGATTTAAACCGCCGAAGATTGACAAGAAGGACATCAACGGTAGTTTAGTAAAAGTGATGAAGAATATTAAACCGATTGCTGATAAGTATTGGAAGAGAGATATCGAAGCTAAAGGAGACAAAAACGATGAAAAATTTGAAAAAAGTTTTAAGGAGTTAGAGGAAGCACTCAATATATTTCAAACCAAAAATATGAATAACAATATCAACTATAATAGTATAAAGGAGATTTACTTACCTGCAGTAAACCCATACATTCTGTTAATAACTCAAAAAAAAACAGATGATAAATCTATTGACGAGTACATTATAAAAAATCTAGATAAAATTATTGACAATACTAAACCTGCTTTAGAGACCATCAATTTAATTAAAAAATCAGATGAAATGAAAAAGTTGGATAAGGGTGCGGAACAAATATTGAATTACCTTGTTTGTCTTGCCAAACATTGGATTTCTATCTATAAAGCAATCCAAAAAGCAAAAGGCGGTGACGAAGGTGACGAGGAAGGTGGTGACGAAGGTGACGAGGAAGGCGATGACGAAGGTGACGAGGAAGGCGGTGACGAAGAAGAGAAACCGAAAAAGAAGAAAAAAGCAACCAATAAAAAGAAAGCAACCAATAAAAAGAAAGCAACCAAGAAAAAGAAGAGTGAAGACGAGGAGGACGAAGAGTAGATAAATGTAATAATAACATATTGTAATATACTAGTAGTAAGGCTATTACAATATAACAAACATGAACGCAATCAAAAACCTCATTCGAAATAATTTAGCAGGCACCGCGATTTTGTTATATGTCATCGTATTTATGCTGGTTCAATACATGAATCCTAGTTTTATTTATAACGAAGATGGCAGCTTACGCGAGTTTGGGATAGGGTATTCGAGTAAAACGGTGTTACCGATTTGGCTCGTCGCAATCATGCTAGGAATTCTCTCGTATCTAGCGGTTTATTATATCTCACGGCCGGCCATACGGGTCTTCGTCTAACCCGTAATCGTCATGACCTTATTCTTCTCCGCATCCGCCTTCTTCTTCGCATCTTCTTGTTTCTCTTTCAGCACCTGTGCACGTATCTTCTGTTGTTCAGGTGTAAAAGAACAACCCATATTCAGTATATAATTATAACTGATACTAACCACCAACATACCACACAATACTAGCCAGATAAATTCACCGACAATCGATTTCATGATTAAAAACTTCCGGATCTTCTCCAAGTCATCTACTTTCGCCGAGGGGCGAATCAGCCGCGACTCTTTGAAACTGTCCCAGAACCGGTCGAGATTATCGAGGTTGAGCTCGTTAAGGAGAATCGACTGGTCGGTATATATTTGTTCTAAAGCCCGCCCGATATCACGTTTATTCTTTATTTCATCTGCAGGTATATCTGCGCTGTTTTGAAGACTGCCTGAGCTATCACCACCGATTTGTTCTTCTCCTTCGGTTCCTCCTCCAGACATCACTGAAGGATTTTTCTGCGATTCAGGTGATAAGTCAAACTGTGGGGTTAGTATATTGTTAAACACATCTTTCATATCGGTCGCCACAGAGACAAAGATATAACCGAATGTATTACTAAATGGTATGAGCCACCCTGGAAACACAACAAGCGCCGCTTTTAGAACACCTAATACTAAGAACCACGGTAATACAGTAGCGATTAACGCGGTTTTCTCTTGGTCGAAACCACATATATCCTTCGACATCGCCAAATTAATGAAGTATTCGCCTGTAATGAGGACGAGGAAGAATAGGAATGTAATCCCGCCGCTGAGGACGCCTTTTTTTGTATGTTTGTAATACGAATATGCGGCAAATACGGCCAAAAAAAAGAAAATTGCGACAGATGAACTTAATTCCGCCATTACTACGGTTGTTCGTGTTACAATATACCGGTATTATTTATTGCGTAATGAACCGATACGAACGCCTGAACGCCACGTCGCATGCATAAATCCGCGTCGCATGCGTTTTGTTATTTTTTAGTGTTATAGTAATACCCCGCATCCGTCGAGTAGCAGCAGCAGCATGAACCAAAATGCTCCCGCACCGACACTCATTGAACCCGGTGTTCGCTACTTTTTAAGTAAATCTCTCGAACAGTGTCATAAGGTAAAGGAATATTATCATACACAACACTTTAATTTCTTTGTGGGTGTCGTATTTTTCATCTGTTTAGGCATCTTTTTGTATCTGCGGTATAAAGGCAAGCCGACGATTGAAGAAGTGGAAGCGAAAAAACGGCAGCAACAGGAGTATATTCTCTCGAAGTTGAAAATGGTGAATGCGACACATTATGCACAAAGTAAAGGCATACCGATGGACGCCCGAATTCATCCGGCAGGCAACGGAATGGGAATGCTCACGAATTTGCCGCTTTGGAAGAGCCCAGATGAAGAATATTGGACACGTAGCTATGCGTAGAGCAGCGGAGCGACAAAGTCCGCGTAGAGCAGAGGAGCGACAAAGTCCGCGTAGAGCAGCGAAGCAGCGGCGTAGCGGCGGCGTATAGATTTATCTATGCTAAATGTAGTAATAATATCATGACAACATCTGTGTATCAAAACCTACATGCGGCGATTCAAGAACGAACACGCGAGACATCGCAATATGGCGGAATGGCCGCATCACGTATCTCGGAACAAAAACGTGCCCAAGATACACGCGATAACCTTAAAAAGGCAACTCGCGTCCTTCTTGAAGTCACAAAAAAACAAGAAGACGCTCTTAAAAAACATCTTCAACGTGCCGCCGACCCCAATGAATTCCGAGGAATGGTTTATCCTTACCAGCTCATCCCCGAGGAAGAACGTGCGAGAATCAACGAAGCAATCCACGGTTATTATTCTATGAAAGAGAAATACAATTCAGCGCTTGAGAAACGACGGCAGCGTCTAATCAACGACCCCGTCATCAACTGGAAATCACTATCTTCTCAACAGAAAGCTCGTCGCCTCGCACTCATCAAACCCGCGTGTATCGTATGTAAGCAGGAAGGTGGATCGGTATTTACGGAGACCGACGGTAATCTAAAAGCTATCTGCGGAAATATCTCTCAACCATGCGGATTTCATATCGAGGTTTATCGCGGAAAATACATTAGTTTAGAAACCCTGATGAATGAATCTCTCGAAGAAGTCCGTGCAACCAAAGACGAAATCATCCGCATGAAACTCGACCTATTATTCCAATTCATCAGCGAAGACGAACTATTGGAACAATTCGACGCGGTTCAACATAAGTTACAGGAACAAATGAAGATGTATTCTGAATTTCGCACCTATTACTTAAGTGTAACAGATAACGATGACCGGCGAAAAGACACCGAGACGCATACCCGCGTGATTGCCGAGAAGGTCGCCCTTATTAAGGAATATATGACGGAGTTTCGTGAAACGGAATGGAAGAATCGTAGCATCATTGATGATATTCTTGTCCTTTATCAGCAAGATATTGAGCCTGCGTTCATGAAGTTGCGAGAGGCAAAATATGTATATTCACAGGTGGAGACGACGGAAAACGCAGATGGTGCACTCGTTCAGATGTATAATGACGGCGAATTCAATCTCTCGCAAAAACAATACAGCTACAACGAACTTTATATGCCGGTGATTATGCCGAAGTGGATTGCGGATAACAGGATTGTGAGCAAGCCGGTAGGGGCGGTGGTCGCACCAGTCGGCTCATCTGCCAGACAATAATTATCATAGTATAATATATTATAATACACCTACTGATACTGAATAATGCTTGATATATTCAAACACATTTCCCTTCCCATTTTCATCGTAAGCCTCGCAGTTGGACTTTTCTACGTCTATATCTCGGTGCCGAACCCGAAGATTATTTATGTATATCCGACCCCCGACAATATCCGCAAATTTCAATTTAAGGACCATGCCGAGAACTGCTTCTCGTTTGATGCGAAGGAGGTCAGTTGTGCGAAGGCTAAGGGGCAAGTGAAGAAAATACCGGTCCAGTAGCGTAATGTAGTGAAGCCGAATGGAATGGAATCGAAGTGTAGCCGAGCCAAATTTATATCCGTATATATTAGAGCAATTGCTATGGGTTTTCAACGTCTACTTCATACAGAAACAGGACGTATTATTATATCGATTGTGCTTGGTCTCGGTATCGCCTCGCTTTTTCGAAAGGTGTGCAAGGACCGGTCATGTATATCGTTTCGTGCACCGCCTCTCAAGGATTTAGAGAAAGATACGTATAAGTTGGACGACAAATGTTATGAGTATAAGACAAAGGCGGTGAAATGCGAGGCTGGGAAGAAAGATGTGAAGCTTAACTGAAAAATTGAATCGAAACAATTTCATTATTGTAATACGAACAATAACGAAATACGCATAGACGCAGTAATGGAGCTCGCGACAGAACCCGACGTTTATTCGCCGAATATAGACGACAAAGGCAACTACATCGACAAAATTCCATCATTCAATACAAACGCCCTCGCCAATGGATTGCGATGCCCGTGCGGCACTCGTAAAGACAAGGTCTATCTCTCCGGACCTTTATTTGCCGCACACTGTAAAACAAAAACACACGAAAAATGGGTCCAAGACTTGAACGCCAACAAGTCAAACTTCTTCACGGAAAATCAGAAGCTGAGTGAGATTGTTCATGCCCAGAAAATCATGATTGGAAAGATGGAGTTGGAACTCGCTAGTAAAACGATGACCATCAACTATTTGACGCAAGAACTCACAAAGATTATCGGTGGCACATCCGCATCCGCATCCGCATCCGCATCCGCATCCGCATCCGCCAATGACATGTTGATGTTTTAGGCAGATTTTCTGCTCTTCTGCGTCCAGTTTATAAGTCTTCGTTCTTTACATATGTATATTCTTATTTTTCTATATTTAGAGTATTTTTATCGCAATGAACGACACAACCAGTATCGACGACTTGCCTTTAAGTAGCCAAACGCCAGGCAGTTCTTACGGCGGCGGCGGAGGTGCACCACTCATCTACTCGCCGACGATTGACGGCCAACAGTCACAACAAATCCCCAACAACGTGATGAACGAAGTGATGCAGGGCGTTCAACGGGCAAGTGCCAACGGGATGACGATGATACCCACGAGAGATATTCCGATGAATCCTAATGCATTCACTCATGATGAACAAGCACGGCCGAATTATGTGCCGCAGCCGGGCGGTGGTGGTGGTGGCGACGGCGGTGGTGGCGGTGGCGGTGGTGGCGACTATATCAAAGACCACGCTTCGATGGAAAGCATCGTTCGTGCCAACGCACGTCAGTCAAATCAAATTGATACCCTTGAAGCGATTTATTACGATCTTCAAATGCCGATTTTAATCGGTGTCCTCTATTTCATATTTCAGATGCCGATTTTTCGTGCCCAACTTCTTCACTTCCTCCCGTTTTTATTCGGCGAAGACGGTAATTTCAAAATAGTCGGTCTTACTGCTACGAGTGCGATGTTCGCAGTGACGTTCTTTGTCATTATGAAGATTTTTAACAAGTTGGGGGAGGGACTCCGCTGACGCGAAGTCATCTTCCTTACTTCCGCACCTTCCGCGTCTTTTTATCACGTGTATTCGCTCCCGCACCAGCGTTTTCATATGGAACGTATCTCAGAAACCACTCCTCAAACTCACGCGACCCACGCTTCCCCTTCAACTCCTCGTATTTCGCCGTCTTCTCAAACCGCATTGACTCCAACGTTGGCTGTTTTCCGTAACAATTGATAGTGAAACGCCGTAATAAACCATTTTGTTTAAGCCGGTTGTGCTGCTGAACATCGAATAGGAACTGCGACATACAAAGAATGCGATTGATGTCATAATAGACGCGGTCGGCGTATATGAACGCAAGATAGAAGCTCAACATGGTATCGATAGTCGCGATACGAATAGATTCGCCGTGGCCGTGGCTGTCACCGTTTATTCTAATCGTATTATAACTGTGACATGCGAGAGGTTTGTATAAGAATGCAATAATTTCATCGCCGACACGAATATCATAATGCTCGGAAATAACCTCGCCGACACCTGCGTGTTTTGTATATTTTACGCCGGCGTAATTATGTGCGGTAAGCTCTCGGACTACTTCTTCACACAATTCGCGTGGGTTTTCCGAGAGAATATCGAAGTCGGGTATTTTTTCGATGATACGACGCTGGTGTTTGGGCATATATCGTGAATACAGAATATTCGCATACCCACCGAAGAAAACCGCTCGGTTTTGAATGAATACACGACGAACAATATTATAAATATCGGTTTCGGCGAGTTCTTTCTCTCGTTCGCTACTGTAAGAAAGCTGTGTTTTATTCACAGAATAGTCTCGGTCATTAGACCGAGACCGAGACCGAGACCGAGACCGACTCGGTGTAGGTGTCGCTTCCGCATCCAATTCTCTCGACTTCATCGAATATAATACATACTCATCATCTTTGCCAAACAATCTCTCGTAACTGGCGATTAAACGGTATCGGTGGGTTAGTTTATCTTCCTCGACCGTATATTTAAAATCACCTATAGTCTCTTCGTGTGATTTTACTGCGTGATATAAGTGCTTCATATAGTTATCTAAACCCTTATATTTCTTCATGATTGCCTGTATTGCTTCACGTTTGTGTGCCTTTACACTCGCACCACTGCCTCCGTTTTTCACAGTAGTCCGGGTTCGGGTCCGGGTTCGGGTCCGGGTTCGCGAGAGAGTCCGCCGCCGAGTAGCACTCTTTTTTCTTGAAATACTAATTTCACCCGTCTTTGACTGACTCGTCGCATCATCAAACCCTCGTTGGTATTCGATTTTATCACAGTCATACCCTTTCAATGGATAATGATTATTCAAAAGAGTTAAACGTTTCTGAACTTTCTCCCAACGCGATACATCGCCATCCGGACGCGAGAGTTCGAGATACATCGCCATACGAAGAAAGTCGGGCGGAGCATACCGTATTCCCTTTTTAATAATTGCGTCTCGAGAGATTGCTTTGAATAACGCGGGTTCCATCTGCGTAATATCCGCGATACCGGTAAAATTGACAAAGACCTTATATGTTCCATGATGAACTCCAGATTTCGCTTCGACGTCTTCGTAGCCGGCCTTATAGTAAATATCCGCAAGTTCTTTCGCATGGTCGAGTGCCTTGTCGGAGTAAAAATCATAATCAGGCAATTCGAGGTCTTTATTGTAAAACTGTGCATCTTCGGGGAGGATATTGTTGATGGCTGTCCCACCATAACATATGAGTTTCTTATCTGCGATGAATTTTTCAACAATGGAGATGATTTTTTGGACTTTGGGGTCTTGGATGACAGCGGCGCCCTTCCGCTTTTCAACTAAATCGACAGCTTCGCGGAGGATTTTTAGCTCTTTTTCTTCAAATGACATTTTCTTGTCGGCGGGGTCATCGTCATGACGAGAAGCACCGCCGACGCTAGTGGTTAATGACGACGATGAGGACAATGATGACATTTCGGTCATTATATTCTAGTATAATATGATTAGAATATAATTCAAAGTAGTGTAGTTCGAGCCATCGCGGTTCGGTGAAACGAACCTCCACAAATAATTATAATGTAATCTTGACGCCTCCGGCCGCCTCCGCAGGTCGAGCTTCCATCGATGATTTCGGATTTGGTGGTGCCGGTGGTGCAATCGTAATTGGAACATAACGCAAGTCCTCCGGTTTCAATATGAACGCATACCCAACAGAAGCAAACTTATCTTCGTATGCTTTCAGCTTCTCATCACGTGCCTCTTCCTGAAAACACATCGCCGCAATCTGACACCCCCATGTATATGGGCCGTTATGTCCATCGTTGATAGGACGTCCCGCCTTGTCCGGTATAACAAGACACATATTTTTCTTATTCGCGTCCTTGAAAGCCTGCGGGTCGCCGACATTTTTCACACCAAAATAAGTGTATTTCGACAGAAACATCGTATTCGAACTCATATTAATAAGTTCAAACAGTTTTGTATTACGATACACTTGATTTGTTCCATCCACCATGAGAATGATTTTACCCTTGAAGTCCAATAAAGGTTCATTGCCTAAATCCTTCGACTGATACTCGCGTCCGTATTTTGGTCCTAATAAATTACGAGCCATGGTCTTGCTTTGAGAGATAATCTTCGCGAGTTTGTCATACATTGTGATGTTACGCGACATTAACCGCATATGAATAATAAAAGGGTCACCTGGGTTCGGGCATTTTGAACCAGAAAAGACGTAGCTCCCTAACACTTCAAATGCGTCACTTACCGGAATGTGATTGTAGGTCTCCTTGTAATTAAATGAATTGACCGAGGAAGACGCAATAACTGGTTCATTCTCCACTGAGAACACTTCAAAGTCAATGAAGCGGCAACCACGAGCGATGACGTATAACAAGGCATCCATGCTTACAGTAGAGTTCTTGAATTTTTCGGGATTGAATGCGTTATATGCGGATTTGATATAATAATCGCGCAACTTGAACTTACTCTGACTGTCCTGTGGATTGATGGATGTAATATTTTTTTCGATGAATGCCTTCGTATTTTCATCAGGGTTTTCGAGGCCTTCTTTCACTGTGTTCATTGGCTTTTCGGTGATAGGAGCAGCGACGGGGGACGAGAGAGGGTGTGATGCCCCCGTAATTGTATCCAACGATGTAGCCGCTTTTTTTCGTTGATGGACCGTCATCTCCCCCTCAGTCGTATCGACAGTAAAATTCTCGGTTGTCAATATGCCAACATTATCCGAAAAGGGGTCGATATTATTTTTTTTGAGTAGTTTGGTGAGTTGTGACATAAGTCCAGGCTCAGCCACCGCTTCTGAAGACGACGACGACGACGACGACCGAAACCCCTCTTTGATTTGTTGCATTCCTCTTCTCTCATAACAACGAGTTTTAATCATGTCAGATATCTTCCATGTTGCGAAAACCACAATAATAATACCTATAAATATTAATTCCACTTGATTTTCTTTCATTCCTCTTAGTATATATAAATAATAGAATAATAGAAGAATAGATTTTTATATAAAGTTATATATAACATAACAATAGGCCCGCGTAATAATAGTAATACACTAAATGACCGGTGGTTTATTGAATTTGGTTGCTACAGGCAATCAGAATGTTATTCTCAACGGTAATCCCAAAAAGTCATTTTTCAAAAGCACATATCTTAAATATACGAATTTCGGTCTTCAAAAGTTTAGAGTTGATTTCGACGGTCAGAAGAAGTTGCGTATGACCGAAGAGTCCAAATTCACATTTTATGTCCCGAGATATGCGGAACTATTGATGGATACATATATATGCGTCACACTGCCGTCAATATGGAGTCCGATTCACCCTCCTGCCCGTGCACAAGACATGTGGGCACCGTATGAATTTCGCTGGATTGAAAATATTGGCACTCAACTAGTGAAGGAAATCGTGATTTCTGTCGGAGGTATGACTCTCCAGCGGTTCACCGGCAATAATCTAATGGCAATTGTCGAGCGTGACTTGGATGCCACCAAGCGCGAATTATACAATCAAATGACGGGTCATGTTCCGGAGTTATACAATCCAGGTTGTTCGGGGGCACGTCTCAACCAATACCCGAACGCATATCGCACGTCAAATGCTGTTGGTGCAGAACCCTCTATCCGTGGACGTAAAATATACATTCCCATCAACGCGTGGTTCACGCTCTCATCGAAAATGGCGTTCCCCCTTGTATGTCTCCAATATAATCAGCTTCAAATCGATGTAACCCTTCGACCCGTGAAAGAGTTATTCACCATTCGTGATGTGGGCGACCCCGATAATTATTGGCCGGTGGTTCAACCCGACTTCACAAACCCCCTTCACCAGATGTGGCGATTTTTATACCCGCCGCCAAGTATTGATTTAACACTGGATTCTTATCCGTCTATTCGCACCGACTGGAATGCAGATGTTCATTTGATGGCTACGTATTGTTTTCTCTCGGATGAAGAATCGAAAGTCTTCGCCGCCAACCAGCAGAAATATCTCATCAAGTCATATTACGATTGGGTATTCAACGATGTCACCGGAAATAAGAAGCTTAAAATCGAGAACTCGATGGGGATGGTGTCGTCATGGACGATGTTTTTTCAACGCAGTGACGTGAATCTCCGTAATGAATGGAGTAATTACACGAATTGGCCTTATAACTATCTTCCCTATGATATTATTCCCGCACCCATCGACGACGACTGGCGTCCAGCCGCTTTTAGTGAAGACATTCGAATGACAACCGACCTTTCTTTGAATCTGAATCCCGCTTTCGTCAATGACCGCTACTTTTTCGATAAAAATGGCCCGAAAAATGGCATTGGACCTGGAATTAACCCGCGCGATAAACGGCTCACTGGTCTTCATATTACCGGTGACTTCCAATCTGAGAATGAACGCGATATTTTACAGATGTTGGGGATTTCACTTAACGGCAAATACCGCGAAAATTTACTCGACGCGGGAGTCTATAACTACGTGGAAAAATACACACGCACAAAGGGGAGTGCGAAGCCGGGGATATATTGTTACAATTTTTGCCTGAATTCAGACCCATTCGAGCTCCAACCAAGCGGGGCGATTAATATGAGTAAATTCAACCAGATTGAATTGGAGATGACGACAATTTATCCGCCGTTGGACTCGGCGGCAGAGGTCAAAGTGATATGTAATCCGAATACGCGAGAGATTATTGGAATGAATAAGCCAAACGTGAATATTTACTTATATAATTATGACTTGCATATACTGGAAGAGCGGTATAATGTCCTTACATTTGTATCAGGGAATTGCGGACTCATGTATGCGCGTTGATTACCATGTTTGATAAACGTTATAATAATCTATGGTATATATAACTTACCATAAAATGGCGGACGATGAAGAAGAACGACCCGATGATGTTGAAGAAGCCGATGGCGAAGAAGAAGAAGAAGAAGAAGGAACGTTTAGCAAAGTAGGCGGCATGTTTGGAGGCGACAAAGCAAATGACGACGACGCATCAAAAAAAAAAGAAGACGCGAATGCGAAGAACCAAACGGCGAAAGCGAAACCAAAATCGTTATTCGACCTAGAAGCACTCAAAGAATTCGGACTTAGTGTTTTAACGTTATTTATTGAGACGGTCATTATTTCGGTCATATGCGTGAATATCATGTTTTTTGCGGCACCGGAAAGTATCAAAGACAATCGCATCAATTTGAATAAACTATTTCCCACCGACCGTCATGAATGGCCGTATTGCTATACGAATGAATATACAAAGTGCGACGCAGACTGTGATGATAAGTTCGGAGGTATTGCAGATGACCCCAAGATTGAAACCGCTAAAAAAATATACTTGAAAGCCGCCATTCTTCTTGATACATACGTGTTTAAATGGTTCTGTTTGACGAAGGAGGACGTTGATATGATAAATGAAAGCGTCGAGGAAGGTGTTACGAAAGTAAATCTGCTTAACTGGAAATTTATTAAGGCACGGTTCAAGCAATGGATTAATAACTCATTCATTTTTTCATTTTCGTCGGACCGCGCCATGTTGTCCTATATTTTTGAACAGATTACTCGTATTTCAAACGCTATTCCAGTAGAATTATATGATGCGGTATCGCCGCTACTGATTATTTTCATTCCATTTGTCTTTATCTTGCTTGTTGGATTTATGTTAGTGGGCGGTCCATTCTTTACGACGGTGATTGGCATGATTGTGAATCAAACCGATAATCGTAATGAGTTCATCGGCGGTATATTATGGTCTCTATTAACAGGGTTCGGGCTGGGTATATTTCCGGTGATTTCGTATTTTGTTCAATTGATACAATTTATTGGCACATTGATAGTATATCCACTTCTTCATTGGGACCAGTATCGCGAACTTTATGCTCGTTATGTGCCTATCATATTCTTCTTCTTCAACCTGACACTGATGTTTTACGCATTCGAGTATTTGGATATCAATGTTGCGGCGATTGTAATTTTGATGTTGCTGATGTTGTATTTAACGCATTACTGGCAAGGAATTATGGATTTTATTAATTCGATTAAGAACTGGGGTGGATAGAGGAGCTAAACGGATCCAGGCGAATGTGGGCGAATATGGGCGAAGGCGGGGACGCATAAACAACATAAATAATATCGTATAAGAGTTATTATATTGAATTTTATACGATATGGGTGGAAAAAATAGAGCGGCAGTGGCAGCGGCAGTGGCAGCGTCTGGCCTCGAAAAATCAAGCCCAGAATATTTCAAGAAATATCCATTTGTCAGCGTATGCACACCCACATTCAATCGTCGACCTTTTATTAACGCGATGATTGCCTGTTTTAACGCACAAGATTATCCTCAAGACCGAATGGAGTGGATTATTATCGATGACGGAACTGACCCCATCGAAGACCTAGTAGCATCACATCCACGCGTTAAGTATTTCAAATATGACACTAAAATGACGCTAGGTAGAAAGCGTAATTTGCTTCATGAGAAGTCACGCGGTGAAATATTGGTCTATATGGATGATGATGATTATTATCCACCGAAGCGTGTTTCTCATGCGGTTGAACAGTTGGTCTCTCATCCAGACGCATTATGTGCGGGTTCAAGTGAGATTTATATCTATTTCAAGCATATCAAACAAATGAAGCGATTTGGGCCTTATGGTCCAAACCACGCCACTGCGGGGACATTCGCATTCAAGCGGAAATTAATAAAGAACAATCGTTACAACGACGACGCATGTTTGGCGGAAGAGCGTGCGTTCTTGAAAGACTATACGGTACCTTTTGTGCAGCTTGACCCAATGAAGGTTATTTTGGTATTTTCGCATGAACATAATACTTTCGATAAACGCAAGTTGCTTGTAAATGCCAATCCAGATGTGGTGAGAGATTCACCGAAGAAGGTGATGGATTTCATCAAAGACAACGAACTTCGGCGGTTTTATATGAATGATTTGGAGGGTTTGTTGGAAAAATATGAGCCAGGTCGTCCGGAAATGAAACCGGATGTCATCGCTCAAACGCTACAGCTAGAGAAAGAACGTGCGAAGATGGCGGAAGATGCGGCGGCTGCTGGAGGCGGTGGCAACATTGTGTTACAACAACCCGGACAACCATCCGTTACGTTAAACAACAAACAAATCGTTGATATTCTTCAAGCATTACAAAACGATGTAGCGTCGCGTGACCAAGAAATAGCACGACTGAATCATGAATATAAAGTGCTTCATGATAACTATATGTCGTTACAAAAGCTTCAGGCGGCAGCAGTAGCAGCGGCAGTGGGTGCGACCACGACCGCACTATCACCTGCGTCGGCACCTACGAATACCGCCACCGCCACCGCCACCGCCACCGCCACCGCCGTCGAACCCAAACCCGAACCCGACACCATTTATGTCTAATACAATAATATCATAACTATGCAACGATTACCACGGCGATGATATTATTTAAGCTTTTACAATTTCGACAGAGTTAATCTTTAAACAAAGAAAACTATTCTTCGATTCATGGATTATAAACTCATGTCCCTTATTGTATTCTTCAAATTTATCCCTAAGAATGTTTTCGATTTCACCTACTGGAAGTTCGTCATCCTTTGATTTATATTTATTACGTGAATCGTCGTGGTTGTCGTCGTCGTCGTCGTCGTCGTCGCTTTCGTTGACGCGTTTTTTTGACTTCGATTTCGATTTCGATGATTTATGCTGTTCTTCCTTCTCTGGCGGAAGATACTCCCATTCACCGACCGCCTCAATCGTTTGATTATTTGTCATATAGACTATTGAGTCTGAATTAAAAACGAGGGCTGAACCTGGAGCATGGTCATAACTATCCAAGTCGATTTCAGTAATCAAGTCAAATTCATCGAGAAATTCATTCTTGCGAAGATAACTGCGAATATAGCTTATAATTTCAGGAGTTGGCTTTACAGTATATATTTTGTTTTCTGTATCGCTTTCGCTACTGCTTCCACTTTCGCTTCCACTGTCAGCATCTTCGCTTTCACTACCACTCGCACTCTTGCTCTCATGTTTCTTACTATCACGCTTGTTATTTACGTGAGGAGGATTTACAGAAACACATTCAATCTCCGTATCTAACACCAAACGATATTTCGAATCAAATGAAATTGACGCACCCATGTTAGTTATTTCTAAATACTATTAACATCTTTTAGGTATTAATCAAACGCATCAACATAGAATGGCGGAATCATTATGGTCAATGTCGCCGCCACTTCCGTATAACTCATCATCTACACAAGCGTCAACATCCTTTTCCATATATTTGTCTAAATATCGATATATCCGATTGATGTCCAATTTCGTTATTTCATACATTTCTAAAATCCGTGGAATATCCTCTTCTGCGTGCTGCTTTTTAAGTGTCATGAAAAATGTGAATAAATCGTTTTGGTCCATCGAAAGCTGAATACACAAATTCTGTAGAAATAGTTGGTTATTGTATTCGGTGCTGTATTTCGTTAGAACCTTCGTAAATCGCACTTCGGTCGGATGAAACCGTGCTTTTTTTGGGAAGGATTTGTGATACAAATGATGGTTGTAAAACGTCTTGATGAGAGACGAGAGTTCGTTAAATAACCAAATCTGATTTTGAAATGTGATACGGTCGAAATAATCTGCTTGACAGATGTTGTCCAGAACCAATTTATAAAACGGTGCACTAACTGAAACAGGCATCTTTTCAAACAAGTCGATAATATTTTCATGCCAAAGCAGACCGATGGTAGTGCGGTCGGTTTCATTGATTAGGACATTATGGTCTGAAATAGGATATTCGGTATTCATCAATTTTTCGGTTATCTTTTTGATATCTTCATTATAGGTTTTCGGCTGAAATATCGCGTGAAGAATATTATTCGCGAGTATCGTGTTTGATTTTTTGCTCATCTCCATCACCGCATTAAGCTTACGTAGATTGCCTTGAACGAAAGCGATTATATTTTTCCGCATAACCGCGTCGATGGCCGGCAACTTCATGTCGATAATATGCGACATTTGTGACGGGGTTGGTGTTTTCAACTCATATACGTAACAGACCTTCATCAATTCTTTGATTTTCTTGTCTATATGACAATTTCCAATACAAATAATCGGATTCATCGTGATTTCTTCTTGTTTTTGTTTTTTCGTCTTTTTAGGACGAATGAGTTTGATGAGAGATGTGATGCCGCCCTTATCGCCGTTATTCATTCCGTCAAGCTCGTCCATGACTACAACGATTTTTTGGACCTTGCGTTGAAATATTGACATGATGTTCTTATCTGATATATTATGTTGCGTAATCGATTCAATAATTGATTTGTTTCGAATATCTCCTGCGTCATATTTCACCATATCATAATTTAGTTCTTTTAGTAGTCGAACAACGAATTCGGTTTTACCTGAACCTGGTTCGCCATAAATATAGATGCCTCGTTTGAATGTGAGGTCGGATTTGTTTTTCTGGAAAGATGCTAAGAATTCTCGGATATTGTTATAGATTGATTCTCTACCTAGAAAAGTTGTATAATTCTCCATGTGTGTGATATGTGAATATATTTTTTATGTTTATATGTTATAACGAGCATTATTCAGAGAATGAACGCAATCCAAGAATTATTTGCCCCTCTTGACAAAGACTATTGTCTGTTGTTTTACTGGCTTACCGTTGTTAATTTTATTTTCTTAGCTGTTGCTGCTCTCGGCTTTGTTTCATCACTTGTTCTCTTATTTAGGGGGAAAATCACATTAATGAGTGGCGTTTATTCGTTCTTGATGATTTTGGTATATGCTCTTATGTATTTCCAGACACGCTTGTTCTACTCTATGTGTGTGACGAGCAACATGAAGGCCGGCACATATGGTATGGGTGCTCCCTCTGATTCTCTCCCTGCTGTAGCCAAGGCTGCTTCTGGTGCCGCACCTGGTGCCTTCCATATGTAAATGTCGAATTCATGTTTTCGAAATTATATGACATAATAATTATTATATTGAGTCATATCCGGTTTATGTGTGAATTAGTTCATGCAGTTCTTTAATGTGCTCGCGCGTGACTTTTGACCATCTACGATGCCTTCCCATGGAACATAACCGCCGTCTACCCCATTTAATCCGGGTCCTGAATATGTGCCGCCGTTTACTTTGGTGAAATTGTTACAGTTATTGTTTTGGTCAGGAGCACTAAGTGTGTATCCCAAACCATATTTATCGACACAGTTTGTTCCATCAAACTCCATACGGTCGGGGCATTTGGCAATCTCAGGAGGCCATTTTTGAGCACTCTTTGACTTCAAGAGTAAAATCGCCACGGTTCCGACTGAGATTACAAACGCTATGATTGCGAGTAATAACACTATTTTTTGTATTGAGAGATTGAAAAAGTTGCTAAACAGTCCCTGACCGGATGAGCCGGCGTTTCCATTACTCGAACTTCCGAATGCTGATGAACCAGTATTTTTTGAACTTGAAATAAAATCCATAATGGAAACTACGATTATACTATATAAAGTAGTGATATAATATCTGTGTATTATACAACAACGTTATTTAGCGTATATTTTAACTATTGTATTGAAACATGAACCGTTTTGATTATCGTGCTTTCCCAGAAGAAACATTTATCGGACAACCTAAAAATGGCCGTCTTGATATCCTGACTCCACCGATTCAAGACCAGTTCGCTCTTTATGATAAAAACCCGGTTCATCAGTGCGTGACATATCGTGATGCGTTAAATGGAATTTGGGAAAACACGCCGCTCTCGAATGCATTTTTCAGTAAGGAAAATATGCAGATTATTCAAAACGGTATTCGCGCTGGGGTATATCAGCGGTCGCGTGGCAAGTATGTGATTGGCGAGCAAGATTGTGATACCCTCCGCATCATCATGCGAACCATTTTTCTTCAGAACGCCGCCAACGCTCCCACCGACATCCGTGAGCAGATTATCGAGTTGAATGAATTAGTATTTGAATATTGTGTGCCTCGTGTTCATGGTGAAGCGGAGGGATATATTCAGTATAAGCGTGATGTCAGCAACATGTATACGCCGATGGCTCATCCGAATTTCTCGGATTACAAGCATAAGACTCTAGAGTTGAAGCCGTGGTTCTAGATTCGTACATTGATAAAACTGTTCGTAAATAAATGTAATATTATGTTGTATTGTTCAGCAAATATTTGTATACTGTGTTTATTGTGTTTTGTGTTTTTGAAAGTGATGGGTATGAATAACCTTTACAACATATATGGTTCATCGTATTATTTGGTTTGGGTATTGTTGTTATATTGTTCGTTCCTTCGTCTGGATTATCTAATATAGATTTCAATATTTTGGTCATCTCTGGCGAATTTACACATTGATTATGATTCGCATCAGGAATGTTATGTATCATAATCTTACCACATGAAACCTCTTTTAAAAAAGAACCAATATGCGGCGGACAAATCGTGTCTTTTAGTCCAAAACAAATAGTCGTTGGTATCTTTTTACATAGTTCTATAAGTAGTGGAAATGTTGGCGTATTCCAATACGAATAACGTGGTGTAAAAGTAGTGACCTTTTGTATAATTTTATGCCCATTATTACATGGGTTCGAATAAAAAGATAACCAAAATTTAGTTAGATTTGAATTATCGTTAAATATGA